AAATGGCAAAAAGCTGTTAATATGACTAGACCTAAATCAGATATTACAAAAGTGCAAATGAGCTATAATATTGTAGCTCCAAGAATATACAAAGGAAAGCCTGAATCATTAGTTAGCAGAATGACATCTTTTGCAGATATGATTCAAATAACGCATCTTAAATTGCAACAAGTGCTATCTCGTATGGTTCCTGACGGGGTATTTTTAGATGCGGACGGCATTGCTGAAGTAGACTTAGGTAATGGCACAAACTACAATCCACAGGAGGCATTAAATATGTATTTTCAAACTGGTAGCGTTATCGGTAGGTCTATGACACAAGATGGTGATTTTAATAATGGTAGAGTACCTATTCAAGAATTAAGAGCATCTGGCGGTAACACAAAAATTTCAAGTTTAATTAATAGCTATAATTATTATCTCCAAATGATGAGAGATGTTACAGGATTAAATGAAGCTAGGGATGGTAGTGCGCCTGATAAAAATGCTTTAGTAGGTTTGCAAAAATTAGCTGCTGCTAATAGTAATACCGCTACAAGACATATATTGCAAAGCGGATTATACATAACTTTAAAAACTGCAGAAGCAGT